ACTCTCGCATACTTAATCGGCAGGGGCGTGTCCACGACCCACATGTCGTTAGCAATGCCGCTGTCCACTGCAAATAGATCGGATGTCAGGTCAACGTAGGTGCAGCTTGCTGGCGCCGATCCGTCATCTTGAATGGTGCCCTCTAGGTAGTATTCGAGGTTGCCGCTACCGGGATCAACATCAAATTGAAGGGCTAGGTAGCGAGACCCGTCCATATCCATATAAAAATAGCTCGTTCCATCGGTGATGTTGGTCTCATCAACGAGAGTTACTTCGACATGCTGGTCGGATAGAGGGGCCACCTCTGACGTCTGGTCTGCGCCAGTTGACCAGTTGTAGTTGGCTGAGACTTGCTCACCATTGAGATTGGTGACTGGAATGACAGCATCGCCATTGTCTACAGCCGTCTTCTGGCCGCTACGAGCTTCCCACATGCTGTGGATACCAGAGTCTAGGACAGCAACTCCATCAACTGCTACTGGAGTAGAAGAGAAATCTCCCTCAACAGCGATGTTGCCAGTGGCTGTGTTGTATCCAGCAACGATTTGCTCGCCATATAGATTTGCAGCAGGACGAACCGCATCGCCATTATCAACTGCGGCTTTCTGTGAGCTGCGAGCTTCAAGCATGACAGTGAGGCCTGATTCAAGAACTACAGCACCCTCTGCTACTTGGTCGATGATATCTACGTTGAGAGTTCCAACACTGAGTTCAGTGTCTACTCTGAGGATATAGCCCCCAGTTACTGGGTCTAGTGCAGCCTCGATAGGAACTACAACACCAGCATCAGTGACGCCGTCAGTCATGTTTTGGTTGGTGTGCTTTCCTGCTCCACTCATTTCTCTCTCCTTAGATATTGATCAATAGGGTAGCGCCATTGACAGTTAAACGTTTAGGTAGATTGTTGGAATGGTTAGGGGTCGTGACATCTGGGTCATCAACAACCGCAGCAGCCGTCACCTTCACATGCTCTGGCTGGACGTCTCCTAGATTCTTTGAGAAGACGATGGTAATAGGATTCACTTCTGAAACTGGAATATTGAAATCTCTATTCTTTGGGTCCGTGCTGCTAACAGCAAACGTAGTCAGCCCTGAATCAACTGGGTCCAGACCGATTGGTGATGTCGACACTGTGGAAGGAAGACTCTGGATGCTCCCTGTCCCAGCTGTGAAATCCCACTGGACGATACCAGTAGCTTCATCTGGTGTCTCCACGACACAGGTAAATCTGTCTCCAGCATCGAAAGTTCCAGCTGTCCCAAATGAAGCAGTCACGCCCTCTTCTAATGAGCGCTGTGAGATAGTAGTAACGAATGGTCCTCTTACAATGATTGAATCTGAAGCTCTCCACCAGTTGAATGTCGCGGTGCCAACGGCACCACCCACAATTACCTGGAGGTGGAACGTATCTGTGAGAGCGTCTCCAGTGAAGCTGCCACCAACAGTGGCTGTGGCATCACCGGTTCCACTGATCTTGTTGGTATCAAAAACACTTCTTTTACGGATACCAGTGTTCAGCCCACTGTCCATACCAGCAACACGGATGTAGTATCCTGTGCTAGAAACGAATGGTCTGGTTGGAGTGAACGTCAGCTTTGTTCTATAGAGCGTCCCATCGCCAGAGTAGTCAAATCCACTGTATACGTTATCGTTGCCTGGGTAGACACGGGTGAAAGCAATAGAGCCTTCGACAATTCCACCGTCTCCTGTGGAGACAAAGAGATCGTCTTGGTCTGCTACGTAAGCGCTACCTCTATTCCAATGTCTGATCATCGGCCCATTATAAGAATCGTTCTGTGGACCCTCTAGGACAAAGTTATCTTCTACAGAAGATTCATCCATCTCCGTGGAGAAGATGATTTCAATAGGAGAAAGGAGAGGAACACTTTCTGCCCCATCAGCAGGCTGAACCGAATCAATCAGACTTGATAGGACAACATTGGCCATACTTTATTCAGCCGCCTCTCTTCGAATCTCTTGGTTCTTTGGGTCGATTACAATGAAGCCCTCTTCATCATCTTCCAACATCTCGATACCCTTGTCTTCGATCATCTTTTTCTGGCCAGCGACATCAGCATCAGCATCTTCATAACGCTTCTGATTCAATAGCTCAATGGTCTGCTGGAGCATGGTCTTAATTACGGCACGACCGCCCTTCTTCTTAGCGCTCTCCACTTCAAGGGCCTTCTTTAGCAAAGACATGTCAGTGAAGGTATAACCAGATATAGCAACCTTAATAGTCTTGGCATGCTTACGGAGGAGCTTCTTCGCATCCTCTTCTGTATCTACCTTGTTAGCCTCTATGCTCTGTTCGATTGAAGCATTGACAGCTTCATGCTGAGCCTTAGCTGCGACGACAAGCTCATCAATGTTCGTAGGCTGCTTAGGCATCGCTGGAGCGGTAAATGGTCTATGGGCCATAGGTGGAGTTGGTAGCTCCTGTGAGTCTAGTCTAATCAAGACTTCCGTGACTAGGTCACGGTAGATGATCGACTGCTGCTGGGGAGTCAGGTTCTCCCAATCAAGTTCAATTGGTCCAGGCTCAACAAAGTTCATTGTTACCTTTGGCATACCAACTAGGAACCATAGTGATTTCTTCTCTGTGTTCAATTGCAGCTGCATGAAGTTCTTCCTTTCTCAGTCAAAGAGATAAACGAATATTACTCAGGGAGATTTTATCACGAATTTCGGCAATGTAAACAAAAAGGGCCGCTTGGCTATTCACCAAGCGGCCCCTCAGATGTGGTTACTGGATCCGATTAGAGGACAGTGTCGCTCTGTCCAATGGTTGCTAGGGCTGAGCCACTAACATCGAGGCAAGTCTGTGCTGGGAGCATAACCTCGTTGGGTACAACGTGGACGTTTCGTAGAACCACGATTCCCTGACCTTCCTCTAGTACCACGAGTGCGTAGCGCTCGCGAATCTTGAGCTTCTTCATATCACGCGCTGGGTCATCGAATTCCTCAGTCGTCGCATCTTCGTCCTGTAGGATTGCTCCTACCGCAGTGCTGTCACAGAGGATGATGTCAGTCAGCTTCCGAATCGGATTGAAGCGCACTAGTGGTGAGATAACCATGCGCAGTGGGAAGGGCCAACGGTCTGGGAGTACAGGGGCACTCGTCAGAGTCTGGTTGTATTCCTTCTCTCCTGTCGCGGCCACACCAGCAGCATTGCCACCGGGAATGATCACTGAACCCTTACCTGGACCAGCTGTTCCGCCTGCAAGACCACCGAAGGGGTTCATGTTACGGGCATTACCAGTCCATCCACCGAACCACTGACCGCCGCCAGCCATCTTAGCGAACTCACGTAGGTAGGGATCCTTCAGGAACATCGCAAAGGCTAGTGGGTGCATCACTAGGGTGTCGGGGTTGTAGCCATTGCTCATCAGTAGTACCCAGGCGTCCATCAGGTCATCTAGGGTCAAGGAACCATTGGGGTTACCCTGAAGGTCGCGACCGTGCAGAACACCATGGACTGATGTATTAGTTGGGATGTTGTCGAATGCAGGCACACCTAGAGAGGTGAGCATCTTCGAGCACTTGGCTTCCTTCCAGCGAGCGAGAGCCTGTCCAGCCTTTCTCAGCATCATACCGATGACATCGAACTGACTGTAGCGAATCATCTCGTCAGAGATCTTGACAGCTAGACCGGACTTACCAATCTTGGCTGTCACTGTGCTGCCACCCCAATCAGGGTACTTCTCTGGATACTCACCAGTCTCTGGGATATCAGCTGCGAAGAGAGCACCGATTGTTGGGAACTCGATGATCTGCGTTCCATGCTGGAATCGTAGAGTCTGGAAGAGCTGTGTGATCATGAGGTTTGGTTCTACCGCATCCCTGACCACGGTCTCGATTACCTTGGTGAGTAGAGGAGTAGCATTTGACGTTGCTAGAACGTCAGCCATCTTCATTTCCTCGCCAACCATGTTGCGACCCGTATTGAGTAGTGACAGATAGTCACCGTAGAGTGCCATGTCTTCGGCGGTTAGCTCTACTGGGCTTGTTTCCATATCCTTCATTTATTTACTCCTCTCCTTCTTTCTTTGCTTATCGGTTGAACATGTTGACACGACAGAGCAAGTTTGCTGCGCCGGTCCAGTGAACATTGGAAGGCACGCCACCTGTGGCAGTACCAGCAGTCTGATCAGCCTGGCCATCGGTTCCAGGTAGAAGACCCGCTCCGCTTGTGGCTAGTGGTGGCTTGTAAGCACTCATTACTCGGTCTAGGAGACCACGGCCACTTGAGTCGAAGACTCTCCAGACCTGGCCCATGGTGTCAGCGACGTTCGGAGAAGCGTCTACTGCCCAGTTAGAGTTTGGATCACCACAAAGGAAGTCACCTGGCATTGGGTTACCAACAACACAAGTGAACTTAGAAACAGTGGCTGGCACTGAGTCATAGTGGTAGTAAGAAACCTGATATGAGCTAGCAACGATGGTCACGGTGCCGTAGCAACTGATTACACCAGTCAGTGAGTTGGAGTACCAATCACCGGCAGATGCGATATCTGTGCGTGCGGCAACTTCGTTTACGAAGCGAGTGGCTACGTCTGTAGCAGTTCCATTAGTGAATGTGATTGGAGTCCGAACTGTATTCTTCGCAATTGGTGGGAAGGTTACAGCTGCACCGTCAAGGATTGTGGTCCCTGCGGCTAGAGCAAGCTCACCTAGATTGGTTGCAGTCTGCTCGGCAGGCACAACTGGAAGCTCAATGTAAGCATCCGTGAGAACAGCAATCAGGTGCTGTGGTCGGTAGTTGTACTGCTTCTCACCGAGTGGGTTAGCTCCACCTGGAGTCGCGTTGGTCTGGAAGTATGGGTGACCGGTCTCATCGAACTCACCATTATCGCCCCAATCCTGGAGGAAGTCATAGTGAGCCACACCTACTGGATCTCTAACATCCATTGCGCCTACGCCGAGGCCCATGAAGTCAGTTACTGCGGCGACATTGAAAGAACCGATGTCTCCGGTTACGACTGCGAGTCCTGTGCGACAATCGATTGTTCCAGCGTCTACATCGTTTGATGTATAGGTGATTGTCCCTGACTGATACTGTGAAGGCACAACGCGACCGTCGTTATCAAAGCCGACAATCTTGCCAGCCATGATGACCTTCCAGTTTTCGTGGTACTTGTCGTAGAACTGGACAGGAAGCCAGGAGGCTACTCGGAGTTCTTCGGCAGGAACGATACCTTCTGAGATCACAAAGTTAGGAGTCAGATTCCCAACATGGTCCCACGCCTTGTGGGAAGTCTGTAGCTGACCGATATTTCCTGTGCTTGCCATTTATTATTCCTCCTTATTCCTTTCCTGGTTCTTTATGAGTTGGTAGTAGATGGCGGCTAGAGTCTAGCTATGCTGCTGACTGAGCTGCACCATTGGGCTGCATTCTGAGTCTTAGTGCTTGCTTGAGACATGCTTCTAGTTGTTTTGGATTCAACTTATCGTTCCCTTGCGTTTCTAGATTACCTGTTGGGTCTTCGATGCTCGCTTCAATATCTATGTTATTTGCCAATCCACTCATGAGCTTACCAGTAATTTCGACCGTGTCAAGACCTTCGGTCAACTCTTTCTCCATGGTATCAAGCTCTTGGAAGTCTTTACCCTCGGTATCTTCTACTGCTGTTTCTTCGCCCTTGAGAGTCTTAAGATACTGAACTCTTTCGACCTTTGCCTCAAGTAGCTGATCCTGCTGGCTAACTACTTCGTCTTCCAGCGCGTTGTTCTCTGCACGGAGGATCTTTACTTCCTCGTCCAGAACATCAATATTCTTGGACAGCTCGTCATGTCTCTGCTCAAACGAAACACATGTGGTGCATGTGTCTGCATCAACAGCGTTCTCAGCTACGAGACGCTTAACAACATCAGCGTGGAGAGCCTTTAGCTCGTCTAGAGTCATCTTTGTTACGTCCATATTTACTTCATCCTTTCCTTCTGGAGTAGCACAACCAAGTGCCTTCCCCTTGCGTTCAATAGAAGCGACGAGCTTATCCTTGCTCCCCTCGCCCTCATAACGTTCAACGAGCTTCTTGGCTGCCACGTAGTGAGCTTCGTCTGAAACAGGGAAGCTTCGGTTTGGCCCGCAGAAGAAAGAACTCTTCATATCCTTGATTGCCTCGGGTGTGAGCTTGGAGTCCTCGCCCTCTAGCTCAAGAGCCATGAGGTCATAGATATGCGTTGCGACTTCTTCCGTAATAGCATCGCCAGTGAAGCCTACAATACTGTTGAACTGCTTGTAGGTTTCATCTTCTTCATTCTCAGCAGCGTCTTCAGAAGCTCCCTCTGCAGCTGCGTCATCTGCCTTGTCCTCGTCCTTTGTCTCTGGGTCAGTCTCTCCTGCCTTGTCTTCAGCAGCGGCCTCCTCGTCATTAGAACCAACATATTCCTTTGGTACCTTGAAGCCCTTGGACTCAAGAGTGTCATCTAGGCTATCGCCTGGCCATTTGAGGTCGCTATTGAAGTCATTCGCACTCGCCATCTCGTGCACCTTATAGTGCAGAGTGACCTGTGCTGGTGTCATCCCCTTGACGCCATCCCACTGTGCCATGTTATGTAGTGAGTTGTGAACACGGATGAAGAGTGACTTCTCTTCTACACTGTCAGGCTTGAAAGCATCTAGTGCTTCTAGCTGCTTATCATCCTCCTGCTTGAGGAAATCAACAACAGTGATCTTCTTGTCCTTCTGGGCCTTGTCGTCCTTGTTTGCAGCTGCCATGATATTCTGTACCTCCTGTACTTCGTCTTGGATTTCGTAGATATTTGAACTCTCGTCACACACTGAAGTCATGAAGTCCTTATCACGACTCTTAACAAAAACACCAGTCACTGCACCCATGCAGTCTTGGATTTTGAAACGCTCTGAATTCACAAGCTCGTCGGTTGCGGCGAACTTCGTCTCTGTTGTTACCTCTAGCTGAGCGAACTGATCTGCCGGAACTGGGACTGCTGAAACTTCTTTGTAATTGAAATTACCAAACACGCCGAAGTTTTCGAACTCCATCCCATCATCATCTGTAAAGAGCTTTCCTCTGGGGTGGTCGCATGACCCGTGCTTAGCGTCTCTCTTGCAGTACCAACAAATCAGGGAGTCCGTTAACTGTGATGTCGAGACAGTGAGATAGCGCTCATCGAGGATTCGCTGGATTGCGTCAGGGTCTACGACCTTGACTAGTAGCTCGGCGTAGCCAAGACCTTCCCAGTTTTCATCCTGGAGAACACCAGCTTTGAGCATCTTCTTGATACCCTTGAACAGACGAGCATTGCCTACGTCCTTCAAAACGCCATCGATAGCTCCGAGGCCATCAGCACCAGCTAGTTTCCAGTTATCTGAAGTATCGACATAGCGGGCGTCGATTACTCTACCTACAGGAAGGTTCTCACTCTCTTCGCCTGGTCTGAAGTGGCGAGAAAGAAAAGGTTTGGGGAAGGGTTCGGTAAAAGTGCTAACAGAGTCTGACATGCGGTGAGGCACGTAGAAGACCTTATTACCATTAATGAGACCAGAGTGAGTAGCCTTCATCTTAATATAAAGGTCCTGTGGACCGTTAGAATCACGGAAGCTATCCCCAAAAAGCTCCAGCTTAGAAGGGACGAGTTCGGGCATTTCAAGCCCGAATGAATCACGGATAAGCATTTCGCCCTGAAGATCTTTCACTACTTGCCTCCAATTTTAGCAAATGCGTTCTTTATCTTATCTGCGGACCAAGTCGGATGATCTTCTGTCATCGTGGTAACCTCGACATCCTTATAGATCTCCAGGTGCTCTTTACAGTTGCAACCTGGATGGAATGGAGCCATCGAGTTCGGCTTAAAGAAAAGTTGATTCACATCTGATATCATCAATTTTTCCTCATGCCCTAGACATTCTTCGCATGCACCTTCTCCACATTCGACCGTCGCTAAGACAACTCCCTTATTCGGCTGCTTGAGGACAACGCTCTTTCCCTCAAGACTCAGAGCTTCGTCAGGCTGAACGATAATATCGTTGCTCTCCAGCCACATTCTCCTCTCAGCCCAGTTTCTCGTGAGTCTAGGCTCAAAGTCACTAATGAATTCGGTCCTAAATTTCAAAGCTTCAAAACGGTTTTTGACAGCTAACTCTGGAGAAATTTTACCATCTTGGACGTTCTTGTCAACGAGAGCCCTTTTGATGGAGATACCCAGCTTGTCTGTAAGTCGCTCTAGATACTTATCTGACCTAGCCTCAATAGTCTCGATTACATCGACAGGGAGGAGCCTTTTGCCTGTCGCTCTGCGATAAGCATCATAGCATTCCTGCTTTATATCCTTCTTCATCTCTTCTTTGCCGGTTCTCAAAAGAGCATAAAGATGGTTGTGATCTCTAGAGACAAGATCCTCACCTTCCTTACTCTTGATGAAATCGACAACTTCTATCTCTAGAGACTTGTAATTATCTCTGAGAACATTCGCTTTGCCATGCTGATTCGTCTTCCGTGGACGAATGATCTTTTCATGGGTCGTTGAGTCAGAACCTTCTAGCTCATCCTTCTTCTTGATTGGGACACCAGAACCGTGCTGGTTCTTAGGCTTTACCTTGTTGGAAGTATTGGCACTTTTCGTTGATGCAGCCTTACTACCAGCAGCTGGGGCGCTAGCCTTCTTTACTTCTTTCTCCTTGGCAAGGATCTTACCCTGCTGCCCAGTTACATCACCCTTCTCAAACCCAGTCCCTGTTACGTTAGCTCCTGCTAGAGCGGATACAGAGTATGGATCCTGTGCTGCCTTGAGTAGAGCCAATGGGCGTTCGAAAGCTGTAAAGTAAAGGTCCTCATACTCTGGGTTACCATCCTCAAGCTCGATAGGATCTCTGCCAAGATCCTTACGAAGCTCCTTGTGAGTGATTGCCTGCTTGGTGAAAGCATCGATATTGTGGTTTTCCATCTTGACTCTATAGTCAGGATCGATTTCGTGCCAGTCGAGAGTAATCGCATTGTTGGGATCAAACAGGTTGTCGATGCTTACGAACGTAGACTCTAACAGGAGTTCCTGAATAATCTCACGACCAAAGACCTCTTTGACGATCAGCTGAATGTCCTTCACTGAGTCAATGAGTGAACGACTTAAACTGTCAGCACTAGCGCGGTTTGCTGTGTCCGCAATGCCGATATCGATTGAAGACACTCCCAGTCCACCAAGGACTCTCTGGAGGAAGTAATCGAGATACTTCTCTGCACTGATAACCTTACCTTCTATGCCAAGAAGCTTTAGCTGGTGACGGTGGGAAGTGATGAGACCACCTTCAGAAGCCATGTCCTGAAGGTCTACACGGGCAACCTCAATCTCGTCATTGCCTCTGGCATCAACGGTGGCAGGATTCTTATCGTCTCCAACAGTATAGTGGAAGAGAGGGAAGAGGTGTTGATACAAAAGGATCTCTACGTTCTCTTCTAGCTTACGGAGGGCACGGATGTCATCCTTCACGGCTGTGGTGAGCGGGGTGCCGAAATAGAAACCGTCTTTCCTATCTAGGGTAAAATGGATTACATCTTCCTTGGGGAACTCTATCGTCCCACCGTTGGGAAGCCGCTGTCTCCACTTGACGATCTTGCGATCTTTTATGTATGGCTGCATCGTTGAAGGATGAGCGATGAAGTAACCTGCTACTGGCTTAACCCTTTTTGAAGTGCCCTGGAGAACTCTCTTCTTTCCGCCAGAAGCCTTCTCGTCTCGCTTCTTAACGATGAACGCATTGGCACAAATAGCCAGGTTCCTGAGAATCTTTCTCAGCAACTCGACAGTTGACATATCTGTCATAAATCCGATTTGTGCGAGACGGATACGAAGATAGTCTAGGAACCGCTTGTTTATCCCGTTGAATTCAAAGCCGTATTTGAAGGCAAGAGCCACTCTCTTCTTAACAGCCTGATTGAAAATTGATTCTGTATCTAAAATGCGGTAAGGCTCTACAAGGTCATACTCTGGCTCGATCCATCCTTCTGCATCTTGTGACGCACTATGGAAAGATTGGATTGGAGAACGGAGTCTCTCATACTTCCTGATACTGACGCTTTTGATAGAGTTGCTTTGTCTAACACCACTCGTCTTCTTTGGAGCATCTAGCTCGAAAGGGACACCTGCAGGAGGAGTGACTCTCTTGATCGAGAAGTCTCTTTTCTTTCTACTGAAAACATCCGTCCAAGCCAAAATTACTCTCCGTTCAACTCGTCGGCCCATCTCTGTAACGTGCCAGAATCATTCTCACTAAGCATCTTTGCCAGACCCTTACATGAAATAGTAACAGTAGAATTAGATAGCCCTTGCATTGTAGCATTAAATGACTCAATGTCCATTTCGACATTCTCGGTAACTGATGGTTCGATCTCCTCGGTAACTGAGCCTCCCTCAGAACCCTGCTTTCTCCCTCCATGAGCATCTATGAGAGCCTTCTCCAGCTCTTCAGAATCAGGTAACGGATCCCAGACTATCTCCCCGTCATCATTGAACTTTACGCCACCTGTCACACCTGTGTTAATAACGTCTCCAAGGAATCCAGCAATTCCATTTTTGATCTCGTCATAGGCAGAATCTGGTTCACCGCATTTGATACGAAGACCTCTGGTCCCGCCATTCTCTACGCTAGCATTCCAGCCAGAAGCATTCCCCTTGGCTGCATTGACTGAAATTTCAATAAGCCAACGGACCACGCCAATCATGCGTGACAACATCATCTTGGTTCTTACATAGTCGACCATGCTGAATTGGGCCTGACCACCAAGACCTAATGATGATAGGAGAGCATTCTTGAGTTTATCGATCTCCTTCTCCACCATCTTTCTTTGTAGATTGATCATCTCCAGTAGCATGTGGAGGCCTGTGCCTAACCCAGCAGCAGCGTCCTTGGTCGCTGTCTCTGCCACATTATCTTCATTAGCTTTACCGAAAGGAGCCTCTTGTGGAGTCTTATCAAATGACTTAGCCAGCCGATTCACTCCAGGTCGGACGTCTAGCTTATTCATCTGCTTGAGCAGATCTTTCTCCATACAATCGATATAACCTTGAATCTGATTTATGAATCTTGAGATAATTGCAATGACTGCCATCAAGAAAGGAAGATAGAATATCTGGCTAATCCAATAACCAGGTAGCATGTTCATGTTCTTCAAGCCTTCGGCATTCC